ATTATAAAGATTGGGATTTTAGTTTGGAAGGTAGAATTAGGCAAGCACAACGTATGCGTCATTTAGCAGATGGCATTGTTATGGCAGGTAAAATTGCTGTTGCAGATTTTGTTTGTCCTACGAAAGGTGCAAGATCAGAGTTTGATGCAGATTATACAATCTGGATGGATACTATCAAAGAAGGTCGATATGATGATACTAATAAAATGTTTGTTCCATTAGAGAAAGGTGAATACAACTATCATGTTTCTCAATGGTTCGATGATACTCATCAACAACTATTAAAAGTAGTAACTAACTACATTAATAACAAAAATGGAAAACATACAGAGAGGTTATAATGTTTGATTTAAAAAAGCCTACAGTGCAGTTATTAGGAAGATGGCAGCCTTGGCATAAAGGACACACTGAATTATTTAGAAAGGCTCTAGCAAAAACAGGCCAAGTTTGTGTAATGGTCAGAGATGTACACGGTGTTGATGCTGGTATGGGAAATGATGACAATCCGTTCGAACATACCGAAGTTGTAATTAATATTCAAGCCGCATTACTTGCAGAAGGATATACACACGGTGTAGAATATATTCTAGTTCAAGTACCAAATATAGTTGATATTAGTTATGGAAGAGGAGTAGGTTATACATTTACTCAACACGATTTAGGTGAAGACATACATAATATCAGCGCAACAGACATACGTGCAGAAATGAGGTCTCAAGGCAAACTTTAATGGCAATACTTGTTAAAGAACCTAAAAGATTCACATACATACACATTCCTAAAACTGCTGGTACAAGTGTTACAAATGCGTTATTATCTATAGGTGGTGAACTAATTGGACGTAAACATTCTCCTAGATCTGTATTAAAAGAAGATTTAGGTTTTGTATTCACTATAGTTAGAAACCCGTGGGAAAGAATTGTTAGTGGTTGGACGCACGATAAAAAAGCATCATGGCGTAGCAAATATCCAATGCTAGAAAAAGAGTTTAACGATGGTATATATGAATATTTGGAAGTAAGAAAAACTTTAAAACATTCACAATTAAATTATATCAATAAAGATGATATGATTTTAAGATACGAAAATCTAAATGAAGATTGGCATCATCTACGAAATATCTTATTTGTTGAGATGCCAGACCTTCCTAGATTAGAAGTAGGATCACATAATCATTATAGAGATTATTATAATCAAAAAACTAAAGATTATGTTTACCAAAAATATAAAATTGAAATTGATACTTTAGGGTATGAATTTTAAAGTGTTGCATCATCAAGGCCTGCTGTTCTTAACTTAACAATGTTTGATAACTGCCATTGTTTAATGTCTAAGCCTTTAATAATACCTAACCACTTATTTCTTAACAAAGCAAATTCGTTGATAATTTTTTCAAAATCAACAACATCGGCTTCGCCGTCTACGAACTTCTCAGCATCTCTAGAACTTAATGCACGTTGATAGTTTTCAACATACTTTCTAAAGTGAGTAGAACGTAGTCGACGTAGCTCAATATTTAAATATTCAAGAATTGCTTCTATTTCTTGTAGTTGATTAAAACGAGTTTCAACAATAGCAGGCATTGTTGCAGAAGCTGTTTCAATTCTGCCTTTGATGCCTGTTTCTTTTTTTGCTTCTAATAGTTCCGATTCGTAATAAGCTACTGCGTCAGGAATATTAGAAATGTTCTTAGATACTTTATCGTACCAATTCATTAGTCCCACTCGTCATTATCATCAGGTTCATCATATGAGTCTTCATCGATAACATATTCAACTGCTTCGTCGAGATATGTGTCAATGCCAAATAACCCCTCAATAACTTGTTCGCTCACACCATAGTCTAACAGTGTATTAATATACTCTTTTGCTAAATCACGTTTTTTGTTTTCAGCAATATGTTCAGACATCATGTTCCAAATATCAGCGATTAAATCTTGATTCATATTCATTTATTCTCCACTAGTTGCTACTTCAGCCTCCTTGCTAGTTTCCTCAACAACTTCTTCTTGATCAATGAGTTCTGGTTTAGCATTAAGGTCTGAGATTATCATATCTAATTTATCTCCAACCCACGCTTTACGATACTCAATATGGTCATTGCCTGCAAGGTCAGTGTATTTAAGTCTATTGCCTTCTTTTTTCAAAATACCTTTACCTTCGAATAAATCAACCAGTCCTGAATAAGGATCCATTCCTGTTTCATATGGAATCTTAACCTGTACTGCTTCAAACGGTTTTGCGTAACGAGTTTTCATTACTTTACAAGCCGCTCTAATACCACGTACATCAGTTACTTTGTTACCGTCTTCATCTTCTTTCAGTTTCAATTTACGCATTGCTACTACAATTGAACTTGCATAGATAAAGCCTTGACCACCTGAGATTTTATCATCTGGATCAAACATATCTTGTGATGCATAAGTGTGATTAGTTGCTACAAGTCCTACATTATGTGAACCAAACATATTAACCGAATTACGAACAAGTGCTGTTAGTGCTTTAGGCTTACGACCCATATCACCTTTTAAATCACCCTTGTCAAACTGATCAACATCTGTTGGAGTCAGTAGCATACCTAGTGAATCAATTACAAACAATACTTTCGGACGATCTTCTTCTGCCATTTCTCTATACTCTTTCATAAATTCTGAAATAGTTTTAGCGACATCGTCGATCATACTCATGTTAAGTTTAAGTAATTTTTCTTCACTTGTATCAACATTAAGTGCCTGCAACCATTGTTCGTCAAGTGCGTTCTCTGAGTCAATAAGAACTACAAAGATACCTTGATCTTGTGCTGCTTTAACAATATTTGCTGAACAGAAGTATGATTTACCACTACCTGATTCACCTGCAAATACAGTTACCTTTCCTAACGGAACACCTTTGTGAAAATCTCCACTGATCAAATAATTGAGTGCATAGTTACCTGTGCTAACCCAATCAGTGGGATCATTAAAACCAATACCAAGTCCGTCAATACTTTTAGTAAGGCTTTTTCTAAATTTACTAATATCAAATGGTTTTGCCATGTTTATCTCCTTCCATATACTATAGGGAGTGACTAGCACTCCCTATGTATTTTTTATTAGCCTTGTTGTCTGTTACGAATCATTGCAAGAATATCTTGCGCTCTATTTGCGCTGTCATTACCTGCTGTAGATTCTTCAGCCGCTGGTGCTGCTGTTTCAGTTACTGGCTCTGCCGCTGGAGTTGGAGTTGCTGCTGCCGGTGCAGATGGTGCTGCCTTACTTGTTACATTCGGATCACCTGTCTGCTGTGACATACCTGCTGGACGGAAGTATTGTCCCCAACGTTCCATATCATATGCTTCACCGTCTACTGACGCTTCAAACATTTCTTTCATTACTTTAAGTTCAACTTCAGTTGGCTTCTTAGGTAAGAAGTCTGATAAGTTAAACAATCCATGACTATCAACTGCTGCTTGTTCTTCATCAGTTAATGATCTTTCTCTACGTGACCATTGTGATGTTGAGTAATCAGCATAGCCGCCTTTAGAAGTTTTCTTAATTCTAAAGTCTACGCCTTTTAGATAATCTGTTGGAAGTTCTTCCAACTCAGGATCCATTAAAGCACTTTTAATAATTTGGAAAATTTGTGGTCCAATAATAAAACGTCTAATTGGATTATCTGGGGTAGTTTCTTCGTTTAGTGGATCATCTGAAACAAAGCCTTGGAAAATGTATGAACGCTTTTTCCAATACTTACGGCCCATATCTTCTAGTGACTTGTCTTTAAACCAGCCACGTACTTCAGATAGGATCGGACAAGTAGTACCGTCATTGTACATTTCCACGCATGGAACCTGAACAATTGTTTGACGATTGTCTGACTCGCCTTTAACTCCCGCAAATGGAAGTTTGATCATTGCACGTTCAACCCAAAAGAATGTGTTGGCTGAGTTACCATCTGGTAAGAACCTTACCACGGCTTCTTTGCCTTCTTGCATATTCCAATGTGGGTAAACTGCGTTATCGCCGCCACCTGTGTTTCCAGATGTACGTGTTTGAGCTTCTTGAAGTTTAGCTCGGATTTCTGCTAATGTTGCCATTTTTGTAGCCTCCTTTGTTGCCTAATGTAAAAATGTCATTTATGCCTAATGCACAATATGTATTATGTGCTCTTTTATTTATCTTGTCAACAAGATTCTTAAATTTTTTTATTCCAAAGTTTTTAAGCGCAGCCGTTTTCTTCCATACAAGGCCAATCTGTGTCATCTGTGTCGACCTTACACGCTGCTAAAACTACAGGATCGTATGTTTCGCCTCTTTGCCATTCTATGTCATAACCTGCACAGCCTGACATAAGTGCAGCAATAAACATCATTCTACCTGTCATAGTCTGATCCTTTATTAAATGATTGTATGTCTATGCAGATTTCTAATTGTATGTTTGATAGTGTTTTAGGATCTTGATCGCAATGAATAGTACCGTGCTGTACACTTTCATGCATATCAGGTTCTTTACTTATAGGTCCATACCAAATTAAAAATGCAAATAAACCAATGATTAACAATAAACCCCAACCGCTTGGGTTTGGTGCTTTATCCATTTTTACTTCCTAAACGCAGTCGCCTATATCTAATAGTCTTAGATAGACTCCGCGATCATATTCATCTTTAGATAACCAATTTCCTTTACTAAAGACAGCAAGGTTACCATTTTGATCTAGTGCTTGTTGTCCTTCGAAAGGTTCAGGTATCTCCCTTACAACAACTTTCATAATAATTCCTTTTGAGAATGTTAACTAAAAATGCTCCGCTTTGTGAGCGGAGCATAGTTTTTACGCAAATAAAATTACTTGTTCATGATGTACATAGTAACTTCAAATCCAAAGCGCATTTCTTCTGCTACTGGCTTAGTCCACATAATGTGTCTCCTTTTCAGATTAAATTATGTAAACAGTTCATCGGAGATGCTGACCCAAAGTCCGATTTGAGTTCACCTAGAAAATAAAAGTGTAGTATTGCTACTACACTTCTATTTAACTCTATTATAAATGATTAATTAAAAAAATCAATAAAGAAAATCATTAAAACTGTATAAGTGATTTAATACGTTCTAATTCTTCTAGTTCTTCTGCGCCTTGTTCTTGGTGTGGAGCCATTCTTTCTACCATTTTACGAGCAATTGTTCCAGCCTGTTCACCAAACTTTTTGTCTACCATTACTGCAACGCCTTCTGGTCCTTTAGGGAATGTGCCTGAATTTGTATCATAAAACGAATGTACAAATTTTGCAACATCTTCTAGTGTATGTTCTTCACCGTCTGAAGTCTTAAACTTAGTGCCTTTCTTAGCACCCTGTGATTTTAGGTCCTGAACTTTTTTGCTAAATTCATTACCTTCGGGCATATCATCCTGTCCTACATACTTGTAGTTGCCTTTGTCATCAAAGTCGTTTTCAATTGTATCGATGGCAAATTTGATCTCCATCGGATCCGCTTTCTCGCCCTTGATTGCATTAATGACTTCTTGCTTGGACATCTTAAGTCCACTTTCCTTGTCACCGTCGTTGGTATAGTCTGAAATTAATTCATCAACACCAATCATTATGTCTGACATTCCGCCTTCTTTAGTAACGCCTTCTTCTGCATATGATTCTGCTTGATAACCTGCTTGTTCTAGAGCATCTAAAATTTTCTCTCTAGGAGTCATTGTATGAATTATAACGCCGCCTTGTTTGGCTTCGTCTGGTTCACAAGCAGCCTTAATACCTTTGCTTTGTAATTCTTTTTCCATTGATGCACAAGCCTTTTCATCAATGCCTCTATCTTCGTCATAGTCTCCGTCAACATAAATTGCATGAGCATATGGCTCTGATTGCCCTTCATATCCTGATGCTTCTTGTTGTGGTTCAACTTCATCTGCACCAACTGCTGGTTCATCAGTCATATCACCGAAATCTAATTCTTCAGCAACTTCAGGTGCATTTTCATCAATCCATGCTTTAACTAAAGATCTAATATCTGCGTTAGCATCTTCTGAAGCTTTCTTTTTAATGTCTTGCTCTAATTTTGGATCTTCAATAATGCCTTCTAAACTTTGAATAGCATTAGTACCATCTACGCCTGCTTGGAATTCTTGACCCACTAGTTCATTTAATTTTTTAATCATGTCAGCCTTTTCTTCATCGTCTGCCATTACTAATGGTGATTCTTCGCCTAGTGCAGTTGCCCAGTTTTCAAATTTATCAAAAATATCTGATTTTAATTGTTCTTCTGTTTGAGGTGCTTCAACATCCTTTGTCATTTCGACTATGTCGTCGTAGCCTACTGTTTCTTCTTCTTTCATCAATCTATATAAAACTGGAAAGACTTCTGCAATATCCTCTTTGAAATTTTTAACTGTAAATTTTTCTTTAAATTGTTCCATTACATCATCAGGTACTTCATAACCTTGTTGTGCTGCAAAGGATTCTCTATATGATTCGTAATGTGCCTGTTTCGCTAATTTAGCAACTGTTTCTCTTAGATTATCAAGTTGCATTTTACTACGCTCAACGATTGAATTTGTGTCGGAGTTCATTAAATCGTTTCTTACTACGTAATTTGTAAAACTTTTTAGTTGAGCAATTTCTTCACTCATCTTGATAATACTTTCACCAATTTCATCGTATGGTAATCCACCATTAGCAACGTGACGTTGCATAGCACGAGCTCCTGCTAAATGGATAAATGGATATTTAAATCTTTCACCTGATGAATTTTCTACAAACAACGCAGCGATATTTCTTGATCTATCTCCTGGTCTTTGTTCATGATCATCAGCTAATGTTTTGCTGTGTTTAATAATTAATCTTGTATCTTCTAGTTTTTGGAAACTTTGCTTCTTCGTTCCATAAAGTGAGCTCTCATTCATTACGTTTTCTCCGACAGGCTTAGTAATTGTATCATTGTCTGCTTTAGGTGTTGCATACTGACTTAGGAAACTGTAGTCTCTTTTGTCTAGATTGTCTTTTGTAATATCTCTAGTATCAAATGCTAGTAATCTAAGTTTTGCAAATTGACGAAGTTCTCTTAAAAATTTATACCACCCTGTTTTTTGTTTATCGTCCATACCTTCAGTAATACCACTTGAAAAGTATACTTTCATTGAATTAGGCTCAGCTAGGCTAATGCTAACATGACCTAATCTTTTGTCATTTTCTACATAATCAAAGTCAAAAAATCTAGCGTCTTCAGGGTTAATTGTAATCGCGCCAGCTGCTTCACCTAACTTTAAGCCAGTGAATCTACTTCTAATTTTGTAGAACAAGTCTGTTGATATATTACCGGTTGCATCCATAGTAATGTATTTATCAATATCCTCCGCTAACGAAGATCGGCATTGGGAACTGATCTTCAGTCAATCTTTCAGTCAATCTTTCGTATATTTTTGGATCCCAATCTGCTAATAGATTAGCCATTCGTACAATTAACAATACAGCTGACACTAAATCGTCGTGTTCACCGCTTTTGGCAGCATACCCTGTACCGTGCGATACAAATGTTTTAAGTTCTGATATAAGCGGTTTGCTGTATATTGTAAGTTTATTCTTTTCAAGTAGATTTTTAAATGAACTACACGCTGTAATTTTTGTTTTATGTGTGGTGTTAAACCCTTTTCTATAACGTCTTACGTGTCCTTTTCTAATAGGCTCACTTAAAAACAATCCTGCGAAGTTTTCTTCACCAATATCTTTAATTACAACAAGTGCTGCTTCGCCTAGTGTATTGTTTTCAACACTATAGTAAATAACAGGATTGTCGTTGCCTTTTTCTCTCATTTGTTCAGAGATATATTGACAAAGATCTTTTAAAATTCTAATTTGTCCTTGTACAGGAGTTGTATTATGACGCCATTCTGCTACTTGAGTTAGACTAGGCATTTCAAATACTTGAATAGCAGCATAGTCACCACCTGTGCCTAAACTAGGATCTAAACTAATAAGATATGTTGCTCTTGGATTAATATCTTTATACCAACGTGTTTGACCCATCGACATTACAGGTTCAACACCTTCAAGCTCTGCTAGTTTAACTGAATTAATAAGTGTTTCATCAAAGATCAAGAACTCACAATCAAATTCTCGGCGGAATCTTTCTTCACCAATCTTGGCTTTTTCTTCTGCCGCCCATGCGTCATCTCTATCTGGATGTTCTTCCCAATGTGCAAAGTAAGGAAAGAAACCGTTAGTTCCTACCTTTTGATCGTTGCCATACTCGTCGAATTTTTTATTTGCTTCTGTCCATATCATAGCAAATTGATCTTCATCTGAGTTTGGTGTTGAAGTTACAATTGCCTTACCGCCTGTTGATAGTGTAGGTGAAAGCGCAGTCCAAAACTCTCGAGCTTTTTCAGGAGGTTGCACAAACGCAAACTCGTCACAGTATATTAATGAAAGTGATTTACCACGTCCAGTATCTTCTGTTGTAGTAGTTGCTTGTATTCTACTACCGTTATCAAATTCAATAGTGTTTCTGTTATAGGTATAGATACCTGCACGAATAAAGTCAGGTAAGTTTTCATAACCGAATCTATATCTGTTCATGATATCCTGCGCACCTGTATATTTGTGTGCAGCAATTAGTACTTGTGCTTCTGGTGTAAACATACAATACCATAATAGATATGCCGCAGCACAAGTTGTTTTACCCATCTGTCTAGGTAACATTGCTACAGTATATCTGTAATCGTGATATGCTCTTAATAATTCTTCTTGATAACCGTAAGGAGCAAATTTCATTGAACCTTTAGTTGGGTGCTGGATCTTAATAAAGTTTTTAGCAAAGTATAATGGACCGTCAACAGGATCCATACACTTTTCTAAGTGATTTAATTCATCAATTGTGTATTTTATCTTACTATGGGCCTTCTTAATTTGAACGCCGTCTAAACTCTTTGCCATACTAGTATTTACTCAAAAAAATAGGGCCTTGCGGCCCTATTGAATAACATAATGAAGCGTTATTATGCTAATTGGAAAGTTGTTTTAACAGTACAAGTAACAGCAGTCATATCAAAGTTGTTGTTACCGTATGTAGCACCTAATGCTTGAATCTCGTCTTCAATTTGTTCAACAAGTGTTTCAGCGCCTGCTCCGTCCCAATCTAATGAATCGTTTGGAGTTTCAACTGCGAAACACATTTGAGTGTTTGTGTCAAATAAAGCACCACGAATAACAATAGTAGCATACTTGCCGATAATTTCAACCACTGCTTGAATTGCTTCGTTAGCACCTGTTTCAGCATTTGCTGCTGCAACGAAGTCAACGGTAAACATTGTTAAATCTTTGTTACCCATGTAATCAACTGTTGTTACATCTTCAACACTATTACGATTTGCAGCAACTAGTACTGAGCTACCGCCACCGATTGTTGCTGTTAATAAGTCTGCCATTATTTCGCTCCTTTAGTTTCTGCTAATGCTTTTTGTAATTCTGATCTAATTTGATCAACTAGACTAACTTCTTCTTTTACTTTTTGCATTGGATTGTCAGCACCAGCGACTTTAGGATGTGTATCTTTACGTCTGTTCATACCGCCTGACATTTTGTTAACCATGTAGTCGATATCTTTTTCATCTTCATCTGGTTCGTTAGCCCATGCTTCGTCTTTTTCTTTTTCATCTTCATCATCTTTTTCCATGTCATGGTCATCCATGTCATGGTCACCGTCGTCATCTCTGTCAACAGTTTTATGAAGTTTTTCTTCTTCGTCGTGATCTTTTTCGTGAGCGTCTAACTTTCCGTCATCGTCGTAATCGTTATCATCTCCCTTATCACCAAGTGCTTTGATATCAATCATATCTTTTTCGCCACCTGGCATATCATCATTATCGCCATCGAAGTCTGGAATTAATTTATTAATTGGTTT